ACGCACGTTGAGTTGAAGGTGCGTCCCGAGTTTTTGACGGACAATTTGTTGGATTCAAGCAAAGTCCTTCAAGAATTCGGAAGTTTGGATCAAGTTAATGATATTTGGCTCGTAACTATTAAGAAACCACTCGGTAACACTGATAATTCGCAAAAATTTGCGAACTTTGATATTATTAAGGAGGATATCTCGATTTATGAGTACATGTCATACTTGGTAGAAAAGGTTAAGATTCACAGTGCCTCTCAAATTAGCATTGTTGATTCTTTTAAGGAGCCTTCGGATATTGTGCATTTCTGTGAGAAGTGCTCAAAGTGTGCGCATGATTGTGTATGCGAACTTGATCCTCAATTTGGGGACCGAATAGCTAAGGTGATTACTGATAAAGTTTCATCAGCCAAGTTAGATTTTGGTCTAAAGAAACTTTCTTTTGAGACCAAGGTAGAAGATTTGGCTGTAGATTATATGCTGAAAGCATGTAATGAATTTTGGAAGTCACCCTATGCTTATTGGACCTCTTGGATGCCAGAGAGTATTATGTCACACCCTTATGCTAAAGCATTTGTGTTGTGGACAGGTGCTTCTTTTTTGGCTGAGGATGTTAGACAAGCTAGGAGAATGATGTTGGCACAATTTGTGCTAGGATGCGCTTTTTGGATGTCAATTTCTTCCACTCTATTTCTTATGTATTTTGTAATTGGTGGTTTTTATACCATGACTTTGTTAAGCAATTTGGAAGTTGCTAGACAGAATGCTTACATGGAAGAGATTTGCAGAAGGCGTGGCTCGTTGCATAAAGCTTTTATCTCTGCTCGAGAAAAGCATGTGCATTACGCCTGTGGTGCCTTCGCTGGTTTGACTGTATTGTACGGAGTTGTTCAAGTGATTAAAGCTTTGAAAGACTCCATTAATGTACAAGGTATGTTGTCCCCAAAATGTGTTGACGATATCAGGAATAGGGATAGGGAAGTCAATCCCTGGAATAAGGAAGCTAATGTACTTCCTAAGATTCACAAGACTTTCTCTGGTGACGCAGCAGGTGTTAATGCTATGCAAAAAGTCATTGCACAGATTGAAATTGGTGACAATTTCTCTAATGCATTGATGTTGCGCACTCATGTGGTTATGTTTCCATTGCACTTGTTGCCTAAAGAGACAATTGAAGCCACAATTTTGTATGGTGGTAGGAAGATTCGTTTTGTTTTGAATCCGGAGATGGTTTATAGGCTGCCGAATAAGGATGCTGTTGTTGCATATGTGCCGAATTCAGGTCCTTTCAAGGATATCACTGGTTTCTTTATGGAATCCCCCTGTAAGGTCCCTATGACCTGCAAGATGGTTGGAACCAAAGCCGATAAGAGTCTTTTCACTGCTGATTTATTTTGGCAGTATGTAGATGCTATTCATAATGGCTTTACCACTTTTGCAGGTTCTCACTATGCATTGAATGGAGTTACCACGTTTAACGGTATGTGCATGTCACCAATCATTACTCAGAATGGTAAGTGCGCTA